CTGACCACATTCCCGTTCTCCAGACGCTTGCCGCGGCCCACGGCCACAACCTCAGCTTCCTGGGGTTTCTCTTTCGCCGAGTCGGGGATGATGATCCCGTTCTGGATACTCTCCTTCTGCTCAACCCGGCGCACAACGAGCCGGTCGTACAAAGGACGAATCTGCATTATTCGAGTCCCTCTCTTTTCGCGTACGGCGTGCCGCCGTACAGATCGAGCCGCTTCCGGGCATACGCTCGCGCGCAAGTCAGGCAAAGCACCTGATAAATGCCATCCTTCGAAACCACAGCCATCTGCAACTGGCCGCCTCGCGCCTCGGCCTCAGCCGCGAGCAGATCGGTGCTGGTGTGGCAGACCTGGCACTCTGTTGGCCACGTGCCATGCGTCAACGCATCCATCGCCTTCCGCGACCACTCCAGGCACTCGACGCACACCGAGACGGCGCCGATGTGCTGGACCTCCGGGGCAGGCTTCCACTTCCCGCAATACGGGCAACGGACGCGCATCTGGATCGGAGCCGTCATTTGTGGAAGTCCAGGATGTCCTTCCTCTTGGCCGGCTCGTCGTCTTCGTCGGGCTCGGCCATCTCGATGAGCTGGACGGGCAGCGCGAGGATGCCCCGCGCTTCAAGGATCATTCCCCGCAGCACCTGCGTCTGGTCATGCCCAACGCTCGTTGCTTCCAGACTGAGGCGTCGCTTTTCCAACTCGGTGTTGATTGCGGCGTCCAGTAGTTTCCAGCCGTCGCTTTCGATCAACGCCTGGATCGCTGCGCCTTCAGCGTGCGTGATGCGCATTCACTGGCCTCCCTTTCGGCTTGAGACTGTCTGGCAGCAGCGGCAGCCGCGCCGCCTGGTTGTCGATCACCTCGTCCGGACTCTGTTGGTTGATCGGAGGAGCTGTCGGTCCGGGCAACGGCTGCGTGCTGACCGGGTGTGGCGCCGGAACCGGCGCGGAAGGTCCGGCGGGTTGCGCGGGAGCTGGCGCTGGCGCGCCCGCTTGCGGCAGTGGGCTCGCGCCGGCTGCGGCCTGCGCTGTGCGTTCCGCTTCTGCCTGCGCCTGAGCCTGCATCTGGAGCCGCATCTTGCCTTGGATCTGCCGCATGTGCAGCAGGATGTGTTGCGACAACAACTCCAGCGCCGCGGCGTCCCGCCGCTCGGGCGGAACAGCGTCGCCCTCAACGAGCTGCCGCGTGTGCTCCTTGATATGCGCCTGGTCGTCATCGACGGGGAAGGGCTCGATCAAGACGCGATCGCGCAGCATGGCCTTCCACTCTTCTGCCGGCGTCTTGGGCGTCTCGATGTCCGGCGGCTGCGGCACGTAGTCCGTGAAGTTGGTAATGCCGCAGGCCTTCGCCGTGTTCGCAGTGAGCAACCACAACGCCCGCGGGTTCGACGTGAACAACGGATTTTGCACGGCCATGCCGTAGAAGTCGATGGCCTTCTCCTTGGTCGCCTCGCGGCTCCAGATGCTCGTGGCGAACTTCAGCCGGAAGTTGTAGAAGCCACCGCGCTCGTCAGGCCGCAGCACCGCGCCGCCCGAATGCACATCGAACAGGCCGCCGGCCTGCTGTTCGGTGACCTGGAAGAACACTTCCTTGTCCGTCATCGAGCAGTCCAGGTCCCAGACGCCGCGCAGGAAGCGCGCCAGGTCTTCGCTGATCCCGAGCGTGTCCAGGTTGGCGCGGACGTCGCCCATCTGAATCAGGGCGATCTGCCCAGTGGCCGTCTTGGGCGCGTTCGGGCGGTCGATCTCGCGGCCCAGCGTCTGATCGTTGATCGCCGTGACGCGCTCGACGATCTGTTCCATGGCCTGTTCTTTGCTGATGATGCCGGACAAGTCGGCCTTCATGTAGACCGGGACCGGCGCTTGGCCTCCGCCCATCGGGTAGGCGCTGAACGGCTCGTAGCTGAACTTCTCCGGCTCGAACTTGGTGGCGGGATCGTAGAAGATCGAGGGACCGACGCTGAATTGCATCGCGCGCGTGCCCAGGTTGTGGTTTTTGCTGATCTCCTGTTCCTGGCGCCACACCATCTCGCCGATGCCCTTGCACCAGTACGTCCCGTCGTGAGTCAGCGACAGCTCGGCGTACGGGCGCGGATCGTCGCAGTAGGGGTAAACGTCGGACAGGCGCTGCACGCTGACGATCTTTTTCAGGCCCGGCAGGTACGTGACGATGATGTCAGTCTCATCGATGTCGCGGTGCTTCCAGTCAGTGAGCTGCGCGCCATCGTAGAAGCCGTTCCCCTTGGCCTTTGGCAGACGCCACTTGCCGCACCACTCCCAGACGCGCAACGCCTTGTTGGCCGAGCGGCCGCCCTGATACTCGACGCCCTCCGCAGTCTGCTCTTCGAGGCGGATATCATCGAGCCACTCGTCCTGCGCGTCCTGGCCAGCTTCCGATTGCAGCAGGTGCTCGTAATCGTTCTGGATACCGAAGAACGCGCCGCGGCGCTCGCCATCGAGAAACACCTGCGGGCGCGCCTTGTAGCGCCGGATCGTCCAGGAGTAGTCCTGGAGCGAGCCCACACGCTCTGCCGGCACAATGAAGTCATTCGGGTGAATCGGGTAGATCTCAGGCCCGTTGTAGCGGAGCTGCCTGCCCCGCGGCGTGTTCTGCCAACGCTGGCCCCACGGGCGGTACACGAAGGCACGCCCGTAGAGCGCAGCACGGAAGCTCCAGACCAGGAACGGGTCGATGAAGTTCATGGCGTTGAGAACGCGCCACGACATGAACCGCCCTACCTTGGCCGCGCACTTGCCGTCCGAGTCGCCTACCGGGGTGGCAACGACCTCGGCATCCTCGCCGATGACCTTGCTCATGATCTGCGACCACTTGCCGAAGGTCTGCCACTGCGTGACGGGCACGCGGTAGTTGGGCTCACCGCGCCGGTCAGGAGGCAGCGGATCCGCGCGGCCCTCCCAGGACTGGGTGTAGAGCGCCCACTGTTCCAGCCTGCGCTGGTGGTCGGTGATGGCCGCTACCCAGTCATCATCGATTCGCCCGCACAGGGCGTCCATCTCACGTGTGCCGAGATTGAGTTGTAGACTCACAATTCCTGATTGGCGGGAGTGGCCTTCTCGGGTTCCTCCGGGGGCTCCTCCGGCCCGAGCCAACCGCCCGGAGCGTGCAGGGCAGCGAAGAAGTCCAAGATCGCCTTTGCCTTTTTGCGATCCTCGTTGGCGCGCACCTTCGTGCCGCACTCCGGGCATGTGCCATTGCCCTTGCTATCGAGGACGATGCGGCTCTGGCAGGTGGGACACGGCCAGCACCACTCGGCATGCTCGCCGCGGCCGAAGACGCAGCGCTCGCAGCACACATCGGGATTCAGCTTGTAGACTCGGCTGACGATCGTATCACTGCGCTCTTCGCGGTCCAAGAGCGACTCTGCCTTCCATACGAACTCACGTTCGTGACGGTAGACGCTGCATCCTTCAATAGCTTCAAGATCCGGGTCCCAGAGGAAACGGAGGCCCCATATCCTGATATTTCGGATCGGATCATAGTGGCCAAAATTGGCGCAGATCCGGAGATAGCCTAAGCCCAAGCTGAAGCCACTGTCATAGGGCCACGGACGAGTCCAGGGGAAGCGATGCTCGTAGAAAAACGCTCGCGGTTCACTCATATTCCGGCCCTTTCTTCTCGCTCTTGCCGTACTGTGTGCCGTACGATGCGTGCGCGCGGCGCACTTGCCACTGCGTTTCAGCCCGTGGCGCGAATCGCAATCCCTCCCACGCCAGCGCCAGCGACAGCACCAGATCATCCTTGCTGCCGGGCTGGGCTTGCGGCTTACCGTTGAGCCACACGAACGTACGGAGCTGGTGAATCGTGTGCGGATCGTGGACGATGATCGAGCCAGCGGCGACAGCGCCTTGAAGCTGTCCGATCAGCGCTGGCCGCGTCACACGATTGGTGAGGTAACCGAGCTGGTGATACTCGGGCGGCCGCTTGTCGCCCGGCACGCGCCCAGTGGCGTACACCTTGTCCAGTGGGTAGTTGTTGCGCATCAGCCACAACACAACGACCTCTCCGAACGAGTTCCGCTCGGGCGTCAGGAACGCCTCGTTGTACCACTCGCCCAGTGACGCCACGGTCGCCGCAAAGTCGTCTGGGATCGCATCTTCCTGCTCGAACAGCGCCACTTCCTCGGCCGTGTCCACGTCGAGTATCTGTGCGGCGGACCAATCGGGCTTGAGGTTGCGCCCATCGTCGTTCGTCTGCCGGCCGTTGCCGATGTCGGCGCCGATGCAGTAGTAGTGGCCGGCTTGCGGGTGGCGGAAGAGCCGCAAACGGCCATTCTCGTTGTGGCGCACGGTCCAGCGGCGCTGCGGCCCCACGTGGATCTCGGCCAGATCGCCGGTATCGACGGGCTCTTGCCGCGCCATGCGTCCAACCGCGCCCATGTCGAAGAACGGGCGCCCAGACGCCAGGAAGGCCTCTTCGGGGCAGCCTGGATACTCCTGGTGAAAGCGGTCCATCGACCCCTCGCAGAGGGTGTTGATGGCATAGCGCCTCCAGCAGAGTTGCTCCAGGTTGAGGCTGTACTTCTGCTTCTCGGCCCACTCCTCATCGGTGAGCGAGCGCTGGAACTCTGCCGGATCGCACGGGAGCACTCGTGTGTATTTCGGCTCTTCGTGCCAGCCGAAAAAGATCGCTTCGAGTTCCGACTTCCCTTCGATGGCGCGCATCCACTCGTCGTAGTACGGGTTGCCTACTCCGTTTGGCGTGGATTCGATGGCCAGCGTGGTGTAGAGATCCTTGGGGATCGACGCCATGATGCCGGTCATGAGCGTTGCCGCATCGCGGTAGAAGGCGTACTCGCTCAACTGCAGGTGCCGGATTGGCTTCGAGCGGCCTGCCGTGACGCTGTTGGCCGAAGCCGTCTCCAGCTCTGAATCCTGTTCCCACTTGATGAAACCCGCTGTGGTCTGCGTGGGCTCGATGGAGCGCAACGTCCGCAGCTTCATCAGGCCCTCAAAGGCTCTGTATGAGTCATCGAACTGGTGGTAGTAGCCCCACAGCGACTTGGCGCTGCGGTATGTGTCGCCCACGCACATTCCCGTCTGGCCAGGCCAGAACGCAATGCGGCGCCAGATCGTCTTGGCGACCGCGGTGGACGCGCGCACCTGCCGGGCTTTGAGGTAGATGAACCACAGCGGCTTGCCGAGGCGTTCGCACTTCCGCTCCAGCCGCAGAAGCTTGAGCTGCGCGGGCTGCAACTCCAGCGGCACTTTCTGGCCCTGCTCGTTGCGGATGTTGAGTGCCTCACGGCAGAATGCGGCATCGTCGCGGATGCGCATCACGCGCCGGCGGACCTCATCGGCGCTGAGATTGGCCAGCTCAGACACGATGCACCCCCGCGGCAACCAGTTGCGAGTGCAGGCGGGCGAGGATCGCGCGGCGCTCGGATAGCACATCGGTGTAGCGAGTGCGCAGCCGGTAGGCCACCTCACGCGCTGTGCAGCCGCACAGCAGCAGCAGCAGCGTTACACGCGCCCGCACTGGCAGGCTGGGGATGTAGGGCAGCAGCAGCTCCACTGGATCGGGCTGCGCCGCTGCCTCGTGATCCGCAAGATCCTCCTCGATGTGCTCCCAGGCAATCTCACGCATCGGCCGGCGGCAGTACGTCCAGGCAGCCATGCTGGCCCAGCGATGCGCCCACGCGTGCCACGGGACACCGCGCGCCGGGTCGTATGCGGATGACGCCCGCCACACTGCAATGCGCCCGATCTGGCGCAGATCGTCGATGTCCACGCCGGGCCGCACGAACGCGGCCGCGATCCGCGCGCCGAACTCGTAGTCCTCGACCGCCGGCTCAATCATCGTGGCCTTCCGGCTCCGTCTCGGGCGTACTGGCCGGGACCGTGACCTGGTGGAACACCGCCATCAGCTCAGTGAGCGAGTAGTTGCCCTGAATCGGCTTTCCATCGCTCGTGAGATCCGCATTGATGCGGTCGCCGTACTGCTTGGACGCGAGCCGCGCGAGCAGCCACTCGCGGGCATCAACGCGCAGCCGCGAGCGCATCACGGCCTCTTTATCGAGCACCCGGCCCTTGCGCGTGGTGGCGTAGTCGCGCGAACTATCGTCTGCGATGGCGAGGATCTGCTCGGCGATCACGCGAAGGCGAAAGTCTTGCGCGCACGCGTAAATCTCTGCAAAAGCAGGGAACTTCTTAAGCCAGGCGAAGATCGTTGAAGGCCTTGGCATGCCCTTGCGCTTGCAGATATCGGTGAGCATCTCGCCGTTGGCGATGCGATCACAGATCGCTGCGGCAACTGATTCGGAGTATGTTGAGGGGCGCCCTACAGCGCGTGGCTTGCGTGTGGCGGGAGTGAGCTGCTTGCTGGTGGCCGATAATCGCTTACCCATGGCATCCAGCGCCGCAACTGGAGCGCCGGGCGGCTGCGCATCGTATCGGCGGCGACACTCGGCCGCCCGGCTTGGGTTGCGATGCTGAGTGCACCGTAACGGTGGATCGAGGGGATTGTCAACAATTTGAGGCTGATTTGTTTGTGAGGCGCTGGAGCGCTGGCACTGTTGAGAGCCGCACGCGTCGCGCCTCGCAGCCTACGGCCTCGGCTGACTCTGCGGCAACACCCCCCTCAACCCTACCCTTCTCCCCCCTCTTGCCCCACAGCGCTGCTCAGTGATACCACTCGCCGCGCTCTTCTTCGGGGATCAGCCGGGGCTGCTCAGCCAGATCCGGCTTTTTCTTTTTGGGCTCGCTCTGCGCCGCCGGCGCCGGATGGCACTTGCAACGCTGCCACACTTCGCGGCCATGCTCATCGCGCACTGGCACGTAGCCCAGGCCATGGCAGATCGAGCACTTCATGCGCCAACGCCCTCCCGCTCGCGCAGCATCGCGATCGCTCTCCCGAGCACTGCCCCGCCATGCTTCTGCCGTAAACCGATCAGCGTGCCGTAGCACTGCCCTACGCGCCCCTCGTAGGTCTCGGTGCCACTCAGCACATCCGCCATCATCTGCGCGAGCCGGATGCGCGAGCCCGAGCTGCGCTTCCGCGGCTTCTGCGCTGCCTCGTGAATCATGCCCTTCATTTCGCCCTCCGCAACAAGGCCAGAACCGTCGTGTGGTGCCGGTGCAGCACGCGTCCGATGCGCGGCAATGACCACTGGCAGGCGCGCAGCCGGATTGCCACCAGCCGCCGCGCTGCAACGAATTCCTCGCGTTTCGATTTACTGAGCAGTTCGGCCTCGGTGCATCGGTATCGCGTGCACGCTTCAGCAATCGCTGCCGACCCAACTCCGATGCAAGTCATGCCGTCATCCTCCGCTCAATGCCATCTCTTTGCGCCTCTGCGGCCACTACGGCGCGCCAGCGCGCTCCCGCCGGGCAACTACACGGCATCGATGCCGCGATGAGCCCTGCGAGCCCCACAATCGGCCCTACCGCGCCTGGGCGATCCACACGACCGTAGCCGTGGCACTTGGGGCACGTTGCAAGCTGTACGATCGTGCGCGCTTCCTTCAGCCCGTAGAAGTTCGCCGGCTTCGGCACGCTCGTGCGTTGCCGCAGCCACGCGTCGATGATGTCCTTCGCGTCGGCGTCGTTGCGCGCCACGTCGGCCAGCGCGCGGGCCAGCTCGTCCTTGCCGCTATCGGCCATCCAGCCCCATCCGTCGAGGCCTGACAGGCGCGACACTTGCGCCACTGCGAATGCTCGATTACACGCCATATTCCGCCCTCGCTTTCGCTGCTTCGGCGTCCCATCCTGACAGCTTCGGCGACTGGACTAGGGGCGCCTCCCGCATCCAGTCGCCATCGACAATCACGTAGCGCAGTGGCTTCAGCCTCGCCCTGCCTGCCCGCATGGCCTCCCACCAGCCGGGGATATTGCGCTCCATCGCGGCCAGAGCGTCCTCCGGATCCGCCGCAGAAATCACCGCTTGCACCGCGAGTTGCATGCCCTGCCGGTAGTCCTGCTGATTCGGAGCCGTGTCCGCCAGCGCCTTGATCCGCCGGTGTGTGTCAGGTGGAGCGGGCGTGTGGGCGGGGGAAGGAAGGGCTACTGGGTTAGATGGGGGTTGCGTATTCGCACTCACTCTCCCCGAAGAGACTTGCTCTGTACTCTGTTCTCTGTTCTCTGAGGCCGTTTCAGAAACGTTTCGTGAAACGTTGCCTGAAACGTTTCTTCGGCGTTCCTCTTGCCGTTTCCGAAACGCCCGAACGCGTCCGGTGGAAGTATCGCTTTCGAACTGCCTCTGGTCCCAGTTGTGGGGTGCATACGCACCGTCCGTGAAGTCGAGCAGCCCGACGCCAACCAGGTCGTTGAGCACCGTCTGGACCTTGCTGGACGGCACTCTGATAGCTCGGGCAATGGTCGCGCAATCCGGCAGTACCCCATCGTTCTTGCGGTAGAGCGCCAGGATCAGTTGCCAGTGCCGGAACTGCCGATCGGTCAGCGTCTGGCTCTTGTCATCGGGATCAAGAATAGACACGTACTGGCGCCACCACAGCTCTCGTTTTTCAGCCAATCCTTACCTCCCGCCTTGCCCACAAGAACCTGAGCTTTCCGTCGCCGGCGCGTTGCCGCGTGACGCGCTCGACCAGGCGCGCGGCTTCGGCGTAGGACAGCGCCATGCGCACGCGGGACACGCCCAGCCCTGTGCGCTGCCGTATCTCTCCCTCGGGGCGCGGCGCGCCGTCCAGCGCGGCCACTACGCTCGCCACATCCGCGCGCGCGATGTCACCTCGATTCACCGTTGGCCTCCAGCAGTGGCGCGCTCTTTTCTTCCTCCGCCTGGTCGCAGTCGTTGTGGCAGGCGCGGCCTGCTTCGTGGTGCCAGCGCTGGCCCCGTTTGATGGGCCGCAGGCAGCGGCCGCACGTGAGCTTGGGCCCTTCCGTGATCGGCTGGTGGCACAACGGACAGCGCTTCATCGCCGCACCTCAGCCCCGGAATGCAGGCCTGGGTTACACGTAGTGCACCACCATTCAAAGTCGTTCTGCTCTAGCAGTTCTGCGGGTAGCCCGCACTCTGGGCAGGCGTCAGCCATGAAGCGATCCGTCGGAATAATGGATTTGTGCCTGAGGCCTACTACGTGAACGAGCTCGTCGGGATGCTCGGGAGAAGGTACAAGATCCTGTCCTGGGAGGAACGCCACAACGGCCCTGAGCCTTTCGGCAGATCCATGCCAATGGGTGAAAACAGCTTCCAGATCAAAGCTGTTCCTCTCCGGATAGACTGTGAGGTCCACCATTGTCACGCGAACGATTTGGCCCGGCTTCAGGTCGGCACGCTGGATATCACAAGGGAAGGTCGCCTTGGACAGTTTCAGCGGGCGTAGTTGCGCCAGCTTCTCTTTCTTCGTGGCACAGCCAGCGCGCAGGCGGCAATGATGGCACGGGTATAGGATCATCGATCGCCGCCTTCCTGGGCCATTGCGAGCAGCGGCCTCTTCGCGTCCGCCTTGCGCCGCCGTGTCTCGCGCGCGTTGCACTGATGGTGTGTCTGATCGTAGGCCAGATGGCAACGCTGGCACAGCGCCTTCAGGTTGTCGTCCGAGCAGTTCTCTGGCGTGTGATCGAGATGTGCGACGGTCAGCACGATCTTGGTCCACCCGCCGTGGTCGCGGATCTGGAAGCTTTTGTTCTCGACGCCACAGAACTCACAGCGATTCTTGGCCCGGATCAGGATGCGCTCGCGAATGAGCTTCCAGTCCTTTGGGTAGCGGGCTCGCTCAGATGGGCGGATGGGCATCACTTCCCGCCTTTCCCCGCGCACTCGCGCGCTTCGGCCAGCAGCTTCCCACTTCGCACAACGCAGCCCTTCAGGCGCGAAATCTCCGCGTTGCGCGCGCACAGCGCCTCTTGCAGGGCGGTGATCGTCGCGCGTGCCACGGTGAGCTGGCGCGCCACCTCGCGTCGCCGCTCTTCGGTGGCGTTGTTCTCGTGGAAGAGCCGGTCGATCTGCGCCAGATTCTCCGTGCGCTCGGCACGTAAGCCATTCAAAACTTCGGCGTTCACCGCGCACCCGTGGCACAGCACGATCAAGCGCTCAGCCATCGGATCCTTGTCGTGAAGCTCAGCCACGGTCGCCTCCCTGCGCGGCGAGCGCTGCCTTTACGATCAGAAGAGTGCCTGCAGTATCCTCGATGTATCCGTCGTCATCCTCTGCCGCAAAGCCCGCCTTCCTGTTTTCCAACTCCTCGGCGATGAAGTCGCGCGCGGCTTTCAGGGCCAGGCACCCCACGTCTTCAACTGACTGGTTGGCAAGCGCGGTGTAGCCCTTCACGAACGCATCCCCGGGCGACCAGGATTCGTAGCCGTCGTCGTAGACGACGTAGTAGCCGCCCGGCTGCGGATTGTGCTTCCGCACGTACTCGGCGCTCACCATGAACGGCTCGTAGCCGGGTTCTTCGGGATAAATGAACGCCTTCGGCTGTTCGCCGGGCTCCTGTACGCTGCACAGCCCGACCCTCCGGATCTTCAACGCGTGTACGATCTTGTGGCACTGATAGCGCGGCAACTCGACAGCGCCCTCACCATTGACTACCTTCATCTCCTTGTCCTTTCCGGGCCGCCCTCGCGAGCGGCCCTTGCTCTGATTCCCTCGTTGATTCTGTTCAGGCCTCGCTCACGCGCCGGGCTTTACCCCGGTCGGCCCATCGGTTGCACCTCCTGTCGCATTCAGATTTCTCCTGGCCGCATCTCGTACGGCTGCGCGACGATCTCCAGCCGCGGCTCCTGGCGGTCGAGCATCAGCCGCGAGCCGTCATGGCTGCGGATCTGGCGATCGTTCGCGATGAAACCGTAGTGCTGGAGCCAATCGTCGACGGCCTGCTCGTAGCCGGACAGGTCGCCGGTCGTTTTCATAAACAGGTAAGCGCGCAACGTGCGCGTCAGCGGAACTTCCACCGGCAGAGTGAGGCCAGCGCATGAGAGGCGCGCGGACAGGATCAGCGCCGCCGCCTCCGTGTCGTGGATCCAGCTCGCGTACTCCTTGCAGGGCGCGACGCGCGGGTAGCCGCCGACGCGGATGATGCGCGGCCGGTTCTTCTTCGTTGGCACGCGGCCCGGCAGGACCAGGCGGAAGCCGCCCAGTCCCACGCGAGTCGCACTGAGTTCGTTGAGCGGCATCAGTCGTCATCCTCGTAGCCGAAGCTATCGGGGTTGCAGTGTTCGCAGTTCTCCTCTTCGGGCGTGCCCTCGAAGATGGCGTCGTCGATGTCGCCGCCGCAGTAGCAGACCTGGCCACATTCTGGACAGCAGTGCGCCATCACTCGCCGTCCTTCGGAGCTACCACTTGGTCACGCCGCTCGCGCGCCCACGTGACGACGTGCGCGGCTGCCGTCTTGGTCTTCCCCGGAATGGCGAGGCCCTTGCCGGGTACGAGCGCGCCCCGCGCCGCGGCAATCGCCGCATCGAGCGCGGCGCAGCAGGCGTCTTCCTGGGTTGTCTCGCTGATGCCCTCGTCGGCATCGGAGAACTCCGGCGACTTCGCAGGGCCGAGGCGCACCCACCACGCCCAGCCGTAGCCTTCTTCGTCCTGCACGACGCGGACGCGGGCGTAGGAATCAGCGCGGCCTTTCAGCTCCTCGTCGTACAGCACCCGGCTCAGGCCTTCGGGCTCGCCTTCTGCTTTCGCCGTCTTGGCGGCGGCAACCTCATTCAGATAGCGCGCGCGCTGAGCTTTTTGTTCCTCGGACAGGAGATTTTGCCAGATATCCCCGTGGATGTACTGGCCTT